GTGATGGTGCTCGATTTCTTGATGCTGTACCTAAGAATACTTCTAAAGGATTTCCTTTAAGTGGTCCTAAAGAAGAATGGATTGTACGATTAGATCCTGATAGTTATGAGAAATTTAACTGTCCAGTTTCTATTGCACCTGAAGTTATAGAGGCAGCTGAAGGCATGTGTGCCAAATTTCGACGTGGCGAACGAGCTTATACTATTTTTAAAGCATGTGTCAAAGATGAACCGACACCGCTTTCAAAGGATAAAGTACGAGTTTTTCAAGCTTCGCAATGGGCTTTTCAATTGTTAGTAAGAAAATATTTCTTACCATTAGCCAGATTAATGTCGTTATTTCCACTGCAATCTGAATGTGCCGTTGGTATAAATGCGCATGGACCCGAATGGGACGAGTATGCGAAATTTATGAAACAGCATGGTGATGATAGAATTTTAGCAGGGGATTATAGTAAATTTGATTTGCGTATGCCCGCTCAAATGTTAATGGCTACCTATAAAGTATTTTGTAATGTTTGTGAGAAGTGTGGAACATATTCTGCGGATGATTTGTTAATTATGCGTGGAATTGCTACCGAAATTAGTTATTCAGTAGTTGCTTATAACGGTGATTTAATCATTCATAATGGCTCCCACCCTTCTGGTAACAATATGACTGTTTATGGTAATTGTGTAGATAATATTTTGAATTTCCGTTGTGGCTATGCTTACAATGCTCTGAAGAACGGGTATACTTTGAAAACATTACCCAAATTTAAAACAGTGTGCGCTTTAGGCACATATGGTGATGATGCTAAGGGTTCTGTTAAGAAAGGATTTGATTGGTTTAATCATATTTCTTTTGCAAAGTATATGGAGGAGAATGATATTATTTTTACTATGCCAGACAAAGAATCTGTTCCCACGAAATACATGAATGATTTAGAATCTGACTTTCTCAAACGTAAGAATGTTTATAATGAGGAAACAGGTTTAATTCATGGAGCTCTAGATGAGGATTCAATTTTTAAAAGTTTACATACTGTTTTGAAATCTACTATAGGTCCCAAACAGCATGCTGCTGGAAATATTGAAACAGCATTAAGAGAATGGTTTCATCATGGGAGAGAATTATTTACGC